ATAAAAAGTATGACTCCCTTCAATATGAGTTGTCAAATTGACTACCTCGGACGATAGCTGACGCGGGCGCGTTTGAGCAAGTCCGTAAACTGTTGGCGGTAAATTCTCAGAAGCTGTTTAAATTCCAAATCTGACAGGTTGAGAAACGGGCGGCCTTGCTCCTCGACAAACGCTGCGACTTGGGCGTTTGTCAAATCCGAGTCGTTTCTGCTTCCAGTTGGCCCGATTATGATCTCGTCAGCCCGGACGGATTTGACCCGTAAAGAGTCAAGCATCTGCCCTGTCAGCGTCAAGTTGGACTTGTTGGGCGTAGTCTTGTTGGAAAGCAGGTCGAAGTTGGTCCGAAACTCCCTGTAACGTGGAGATAACGCTTTCAGCTTTCCGCGCCTGCCCAAGAATTCTGACACGGAACCGCCGAGCAAGGTGCGCCGTCTGATGATCTCAACCGCCTTTTGAGCGACGAACTTCTTCGCCTGCGCCGATGCGGTAGACTTGACCGCCTTTTCCAGCCTGTCAAAAAAGTCTGCGAGAGATTTCTGCGCCTCACTCGCCATCTTTTTTGACCCTCTCGATCAGCTTAGACAGGACTTCCGGCTTGATCCCAAGAAAGTCGCGCGCCTTTTTACGCGAGGGCGTGTCCGACCCGTAAGTGCCTCGGATGTTTCCATCGGCGCGGGCGTTCTCGTCGCTGCCGCGTTCGAAACCGATGCGAATCTTGCCCGGAGCGTCGTCCAAGACTTGAATCGCGGCAAGCATGTCGCCTGACATGGTTAGGTTGACGTCACCCTTGGACTTGCCGGCGTTTTTGAAGTCGAGAGATTCAGCATATTCCTTCGAGTAACGCGGAAATGCGCGGCCGTCTTTGTCACGCCCCCGCTGCGTCCGGTCAACAATGTGTTCGATGACAAGATCCGCCAGTTCAATCCTCTCCCTCTTCGTCAGACTCTTCGGAATGCTCAGGTCGATCTTCTGGTGTTTCGCTGGCATCGTCTTGGCCTCTCACGATAATGGGGTCCACAATCGCGGAAATAGTCGCGCTGTCAACGTTGAAGGCTGCAGAAATCATCGCTTTGGCTGCAGCTTTCGGCAACTGACCGAGACTTACCCTCTCAACAATGGCAAGCATCGATTCGACCTGTGCGCCGTTCAAGGATAGCTGTTGCACGTCTGCAGCCAAGCCGCCTGTGACGCCTGCTGCAACGTCTGGGACTTCCTCAGCAACGCCAATGCCGCGCTCTGCGTCCACTTCAGAGATATATTCCTCCGCCGCCTCGTCAGACATCTCAGGGTTGAGCCTCATGATGGCGTGTTTGCGTGTGATAAACCCTGCCGCATACTCCTCTTTGGCGTCCCGGACCGCGACGCCGCGTGCCTGTGCTGGCAACTGGACAGGAAACTTTGTCACGACCTCTGCGCCGACGCTAAACTGTGCCGTGACTCCTTCGAGTTGACCAGTTTGCAGCCAGTAAGGGTGCATATGCTTCGTGATCAAAATCCAAAGGTCATGCTCTGCCTTGGTGTAGATCTCGACTTGTTTCTGCCGCGCCTCAAATGTATCCATCTCGTCGATGATCTTGGACACTCCCGATGCGAAGTTTTCGTCTGACAAGGAGCCAACCGCGCCGGCGCGGATACCTTTTGTGCCGAGCCAGATCGACAGTTCCGACTCGATCAAGCTCAAGACCTGCGGATAATCAACCGTCGGCTTGATCGTGCCAATCTCGGGTTTCTTGTCCGAGGTAAGGTCACTCTTGATATTCCAGAAGGCGTTGGGCGCAAACTTCAGGTTCTCGTCCGAAACGTCAATCCCGTAAACGATGGAGAAGGCCTGAAACATCGCCGCGAGGTTAAGATCTGACAACATGACAGGGACAAGCTTAACCATCCGGTACGTGTCAACATCTGCTGGCGGGGTCAACCTGTTGCGCGACCCGTTAACGTAAACGAACGGCAAAACCCCAAACGGGTTGACGCCGTCGACGTTACCCATCTCAGACATGATATCAGGCCGACGTTTTTCCTCTGAGTCGGATACGTAAAACCCGTCTGCACTCCAAACCCAGTAGAGTTGTTTCCCGTTACTGTCTTTGCCGGCGAGAAGGATGACGTCGGTCGGGATTTCTGGATTCATCGTGTCGTTGGAGTAAACGATAAACCTGTCGTTCATGATCACGCGGAGTTTCGGCTTGCCCTTATACGTGTAGGGGTAAATCAGTGACGACTGGCAGGTATTGAAAAACTCGTTCGAGTCGTTCATCGAGACGTTGATACTGCCTTCTTTCTCGTACCAAGCGAGAAGTTCCGCGTCTGTCTCTGTCCCGCCCTCAACCCGGCGCGATACGCCCGTCTGGTAGATGTGTGTTAGCTTGTCGATGATCTTTGGCAGGATATTAATTGGGGAAATCCTGTGAGCAACTTGCATAAAAGACTGCAGCGACAATTGCGCCTTTAAGTCGTCAAGGATGTAAGACGTTAAATTTCCTTCGAGAATGTCGAGCATTTTATGCTGATGCCCAAGGTAGGCCGCGTGGTCGAGGGCAAGCTGATGGACGTCTTTAGGTGTAAGCATTGTTTAAATGTCCTCTTAGAGTTGACGCGACGTGCTGGCCCCACGCGCCTCTTGTGCCGATAGAAATACTATAGCGTAACCAAGGGCCGTGGTGACATGTTGATAGCGTTTTGAGTCGTCCTCAAGATACTGCCCGCCTTCTTTAAGCTTAACAAGTCTAAGACCCTCGTCCACCGTCGGTGCGGTTGAGTAAACCGTCAGGCGCGACTCGCCCAGAGAGTTGCGGCAGTAGGCGTTGACGCGGTTGTGCCTAAGTCTGATAGGCGGGTTTGCTGCAGGGACGGCGAAGGTGTAGCGCAAGGCCCTATCCGACAGAAACTTCGTGATGATCTCATAATCCGACCGCGAAGACCGCGTGTCCCTGTTTTTGCCAGCAGCATCCCCGCAGACGACAAAATTCCACTCAGGCCGGAGAAGTTGGCGCGATTCCAACTCCTCCATCACGTTCCAAGTGTTTGCGCCGTCGATGACGACTTCTGCGAAGACATGAAAATGCCCGTTAACGTTTTGCATCAGGCAACAGGACAAGGGTTTGCCATGGCCGATGTTGAAGTCAAACGAGATGACAACCGGCCGCAACGGGTCAACCGTGTACGGCAGGGTCGAATAGTTTCTGTCGCGTGAGTATTCGTAGTAGATGACCTCGCCAGAGATCTCAATCCACAGGCCGTCGAGGTAGCGTTGCGCCTCTTTCGGTGACAAGTCTTGCCTGAGTTGGCGGACGTAGGTGCGGTCGATGAAGGGATTGTCTTCCGTCTTGGAGTAGAAGACAAACCGCGTCGGATACTTGGCCGCGCCTTCGATGAAATACTTGTAGACCCAATGCGAAGGCGCGTCCGGGTTGGACGCAGCGATCAAGACGTTTTCCTTGACGTCTGGCAGACGCCGCAGACGGGCTTTGAGTTGCCGAAACGCCTCTTGATCGTCCTCATCATTCTCGACGATCTCCTCGACGACGAGCATCGACAGTTTCAGCGAGCGGAACTTGGCAAAAAGCTGATCCGCCCACGAAACCGAAATGATTTCCGACCCGTTCTTCCACGTCAGCGTGTTACTTGACCGGTTGATGCGGTAGTGGACACCTTCGATAAAGTCTTCTGCGATGTGATCAAGGATTTCGCGCCAGATTGTACGCTTAAGGTCTGGCATGGCGCGGCGGCCAATTGCCACACGCGCGCCTGGAAACTTCAGACAGTGACGGATTGCAAGATGAGCCATCAGTGTCGACTTGGCAGACCCATACGACCCTGAGAGAAGTATCTCAGGCGTCCCCTCGGCGTAGTCGAAGTCACGGATAAGGTCCAAGACGCGGCGTTGATAGGGGATGACGTCAGGCGAGAACGCACAAAAAGTCGGGCGACTTTTCAGCGTCTCTGTCTCACTCACGGTAGCTCAGCTTAAAGAAGTTATCGTCTTCATTATCAGACGGCTTATCATCCTTAGAATCTGATTGACCAAGCCAATTTTTTCCAAGCCAGATAAGCATTGCAATATTTCCATCCATCGCTGTTTGAAATTGCTTACGACGTATAGAAATCTTACCTTTGGCACCCTTTTGGTCTTTATAATCCGCAAAACCCATGCCAAATTTCTTTAAAACTGCGCGTTCGATAGTATCTTCGCTGCAGTTGAACCATCCAGCAACCTCTCTAAGAGTCGCGTGAATCAGGAGAAGTTTGTCAAATTCTTCCCAGTCGATCTCAATCGGTGGACGGCCGCCTTTGTTTTTTGGCTTCGGTGTATCACTCACTTAGCACCGCCTCTTTCCCAGTAAATTTTTGCCATCGTTCAATTATAACATCGCAGTAGCCGGGATCGATCTCTAAACCGAAGCATCTGCGGCCTGTCTTTTCACAGGCGATCAGCGTTGAGCCGGAGCCGAGGAATAGGTCTAAAACAGTTTTAGGATCCCCATATTCTGAGAAACACCATTCGGCTAAAGCAATTGGTTTTTGAGTTGGGTGAACCCTTGATTGACCTTTTTCACTCGCCTTTATCATGCCCTTCCAAAGGTGACGAAACAGCCTTACCGATTTTTTGTGCGGGTGTTTAACGTAAGCCAATTCGGCGTCACTGTTTATATCTGTATGTTTTTCCTCAACCCTTTTATCCCACACAATCCAACACGCACTTGGCGGCAAACTATAATAGTTG